CACACTGTCATTTTCCTGCTGATTTTGCTGCTGTTGGATATTTAAAAATAGATGATGGTGCATCACCTATATTGTTTGATGGACGTAATCCATACTATGTGTCAGCAAGACAACTATTAATATTTGATGCAAAGATGCAACACGAAGTGCCAGTTACGTCAGCAGGAAGACGTTGTTTTGCTATGAATTTATATAAAAAACAAGGTACGTTCTAAATAGTAGAAAAGGTCGATGGCACAAGATCAAGGAACCCAGTTTGAATGGTGTGTATTGCACACTGCATATAGTCGTCTTAGTAATCCAGAAGTTTTGTCTAGTAAACAACTAACAACTAAAGAAGACGCTGCAACAAATTGGAATAAAGCAAACAGTACAGTACAAAAAGACTCTGTAAAAGTAGTAGATAAACTTGCAAAGACCTTATCCACGAATGAAAGTTTAAAATTTTATGCTTCTTTTGAAAAGATGGGTTCGGGAAGTAAATCTGATATAGTTTTTTATAAGAACGGTAAGTTATTTCAATGCTCTATGAAATATGGAGATTCGTTTCAACTTAGTAGTTCAATGATAGAAACTAATATAACTGCACTTACTGAAATATATAAAAAAATTGCTAGAGGTAAAGGTTCCAGTACAGATGGTAATACTTTGGCAAATATTCAAGCGATAATTAATGATGTAGAAGCATTCTTTCCAAATAAATATATGACGAGTAATGATATTGACTCGTTGGTCAAACACAATCCAAATGCAGCAGCACTACAAGAAAGATTGATAGAAGTTATAGGAACTAAAGGTAAGGAAGGTGTCGGATCAGTTTATGATGAATTTAGATGTGCCTTTGTAGAAGAATCAATGACAGGAAAGATGACATTAAAAGGAAAACCTCTACAAATAGCAACACATATACTGACAGAAAAAGGTGTGAGACCAATCACTAAGAAATTAGTACAAGAGTTTTGTTCAATAGTAAATCCAAGATTTTCTAAAAAGAAACAAGGTACATTTCCAAAGTCAAGGCAACTGGGAAAGGGTGTTCAAGGTCCTAAAGAGTTGATTCCTGCCAGTCTACAAGGTGTCACACAATATAACCCAGTAATCAGATTAGATGTTAAACTAGGATAGTATGAAGAACACTCACCTCGAACATTTAGAAGACGATATACTCAACAATGGGTCTAACGGTGGCAGAAATGCTATTAAGATCCTAAGAGAGTTAGGTCTTATGCTAACAGAACCACACTCTAATATAAGAATCACTACTAAATGGGATGGTGCACCTGCTATTGTATGTGGACAGCATCCTACCACAGGAAAATTCTTTGTTGGAACTAAAGCAGTGTTTAATAAAGGAACACCAAAAATTTGTAGAAGCAATAATGATATAGACACATACTATGCAGGTCAACTAGCAGATAAACTTAAGGTTTGTTTAGAATATTTACCTAAGTTAGGTATCAAAGGTGTTGTCCAAGGAGATTTACTTTTTTATAATGATGTGATTACTAGAAAAGTAAATGGAGAATCTTGTTATGTGTTTACACCTAATACTATTACTTACGCTGTACCTGTAAAGAGTGAGATGGGTAAAAAAATTAGAATTGCAAAGATGGGTATAGTATTCCATACAAAATATAGCGGTGGTAATGGAACAGTTAGAGATATGAAAGCATCATTTGGTGTTAACACAGATTCTATGAAGAGTTCAGACGTAGCAGTATTCTCATCTAACTTTACAGATGCAACAGGTGCCTCTACATTTGATAGACCTACATTATCTAAGTTTATCTCAGCAACAAACCGTGCAGAGGGTTCTCTAAAACAAGCATCACAATTCTTAGATATTCTAGGGCAGACAGGTAGTGGTAAGTTTTTACTATCAGAAGTGTTTAAATTATTCTTTAATAGTTTTATCAAAAAAGGTGTAAAGTTTTCTAGTACAGCAGATGTATCTAATGCTTTTGAAAAATTTTATATGGGAGCATTGCAGAAAGAGATTGATTCTAAGAAAACAGAAGCGACAAAGAATAAATATAAACAGATACAACTCGATGGTCTAAAGTTTATTAAGACTAATGCACGACCAATCTATATGACAGTAGCATCTTATATGAATTTAACTGAGTGTAAGATGTATATTGTTCGTCAGTTATCAAAAGTAAATACTATTGGTACTTACATCAAAACTGACAATGGTTATCGTGTTACAGCACCAGAAGGTTTTGTAGCAATTAAATCTGGTTCCGCTATAAAGTTAGTTGACCGACTAGAGTTTAGTAAAACTAACTTTAATATAGAAAAGAACTGGGGTTGATAAATAGTATTATGAAATTTAAGCAATTCCTATCAGAAGCACGTACTGTTGCGGGAGAAGCAGCAGCGAAACGAGGTCTTCAACACGTTGGTCACGGTTACTATGCTGATCGCACAGGTCAGATTGTAGCAAAATCAGAGGGTGGTGAGAGACTGGTTACAGTATCTCGTGATGAAGCAGCACAGGCACAAGCAGGTGCTGAAGAAGGTGCTGCTGAACAACAAGGTAACGATTCAGTAAACGATCTTGGAAGCATTGCAATCACTTTTGGAAGGTTCAATCCTCCTACTGTGGGTCACGAAAAACTTTTATCTAAAGTTGCAGAGTCTTCTCAAGGAGGAGAATACAGGATTTATCCATCACGTACTGTTGATGCAAAGAAAAATCCATTGGAACCTGCGGAGAAGATAAACTATCTTAAGAAGATGTTTCCTGACCACGCAAATGCAATACAAAATGATCCTGATAAAGGAAACATTTTCAATGTATTATCTTCTATCAATGAAGAGGGTTACAGTTCAGTAACAATGGTTGTTGGTAGTGATAGGGTAGCAGAATTTAATGATCTCCTACAGAAATATAATGGTCAAGCATACAACTTTGAAGAACTCAAGGTAGTATCTGGTGGACAAAGAGATCCTGATGCTGAAGGTGTTGAAGGTATGTCTGCATCTAAGATGCGTGCATTCGCTGCTGAAGGAAACCTAGAAGATTTTGCTAAAGGTATTCCTGGAAAAGATGAATCAGTAGCAAAACAACTAATGGGTGCAGTACGTAAAGGTATGGGCATTCAAGAAAAAGAGGACGTAGAGATTAAAGAACTCTGGCAGATCGCTCCTAAGTTAGACTTACAAAATCTTAGAGAAGCATACGTTCGCAAAAGTATTTTTGATATGGGAACGATAGTTGAGCACCTAGACACTGGTGTTCAAGGTAAGATTGTTCATCGTGGAACTAACTATGCAATATTTGAAGACCATCACGGATGGAGATTCCGTTGTTGGTTGACCTCACTAAATGAGGTAAAAGAGAAACATCATTCTGCTGATGATGGGTCAGGAAATGACTGGAAAATAGGGACTGATACCTACCGACAAGCAGTACAGGCAATGACTCCTGGGCAAGGCATAAAGAAATTTAGCGACTTCCGAAAGTCTAAATAATATCATAGGATAATTAATCAAATGGACCTTAACACAGCGACAAAACTATTGAAGTATAGTCCTTCAGACGTACAACGTGTCAGATATGTCGTAGAGTATGCTAATCATAACACCGATAACCCTAGTGAGTATATCGATTTGCATACATCTGGCAGTGCACAAAAAGAAATAGCAAAGATTTTTGTAGAGACAGCAAACGCAGCAACACTTAATATGAAATCAAGTGATGCTTCTCCAAAAATTGATACTGTTAAGGAAAAGGAGTCAACAGTAGATCCCTGTTGTGATAATCAGAGAACTATAAAAGCAAAACCATCAGAAGCATCTGCTAAAACAGAAGAAGTAGAGCATATACAAGAGCAGAAACCAGGTCTTTACGCTAATATCCACGCTAAGAGAAAAAGGATTGCAGCAGGTTCTGGTGAGAAGAAAGCAAAACCAGGTAGTGATGACTATCCTGAGAAAGGTGCGTTCAAGAAAGCAGCGAAGACTGCTAAAGAAGAGGTTGAACATCTTGATGAGTTGAGTAAGAAAACTTTAGGTGGTTACGTTGCTAAAGCATCAAAAGAAGTTCAAGGTCATATGAATTTTAAAAATCCTTCTCCTGAGATTAAAAAGGTAAAGGACAAACAAATTAAAAAGAGAGTGAGTGGTATGGCATCAGCAGGTAGGAAGATGGCAGAAGCATACGCTGCTGTATATGAGCAAAAGTATGACAATAGATACTCTGATAATACAGGTGAAGAGTCAAGAAAAAAGAAAGAAGCACTTGAAAAGAAAAGAGGAATGAAGTTAGACAACCATCCTCAGTTCAAGAGAGAAGAGGTAGAACACGTTGAAGAGCAGAAGTCTGCAAGCAAAGCAAAGAAGTATCTTGATGATAAAGCAAAGAAATTGCAAAAGGAATATGATAAACAATCTGATTTTGAAAAGAGTAATCCTGCTTTTCAATCTCGTAGATTAAATCCTCAACCAAGGTATGAGGGAGTATTGCATAGGGTAAAAGAAATTGTAAAAGAATTTAAGAATTATGATGCTCCACCTGATGAAAAAGGAAATATTCCTAAAGGTAGTACAGGTTCGGGTAAGTATAGTATGAGTAAGAAGGATTATGATAAGACTCATAAAGACTTTAAATCAGATGATCCTAAGAACCCTAGAATTTCACACTTACCAGACCCCAAAAAAGGTACTAAATCATCTCCAGTTAAGTTTGTAGAGCATCATCAAAAGGATAAAGATGGTAAGGTAATCGAACACGAAGACGTTACACCAGTATCTGTAGAGGAAGGTCTAAAGCAAGCACGTAAGAACGTAGGAGCATCTAAGTGTTGGGATGGAAAGAAGATTGGTAGTCCTCCAACTAAAACTAAGAATGGAAAGGAAGTTCCTAACTGTGTTCCAGAAGAAATAATTAAGTCAACCAAATTTGTTATTTCTGAAACTCCAAAGGGAGATATGGGAAAAGACAGAGCGACTAAAGTAAAAGACAGATCAGCACGTAGTTATGGTGGATCAGGTACTTACGGTGCAAAGTATAATGCTCCTATTCGTAGAGGTATCCACGATGATAATAGAGGTGTCAAGAAGGATAAAGGTCACGTCAATAGAGTGCACGGTAAGTATAGTAAATTTAATGATGATAGACAGGGTGGATCTCATTGGTACAATCAAGGTCAGGGTTTAGCGGGTACAAAGAAACACGGTAAGTCTGACTACGATGAACCTTCAAGAAAGAAGGTCAAAAAAGAAAATTATTCTTGGAGGGAAAGTATGAATTTTGATGAGCAAATGATTGTTACTAACGCTGATAAAAAAGGCAACACTAAAGCATATCAAAATTACAAGGCAGGTATGAAAAATCCTAAGACAGGAAAACCTGTTTACAAACCTGCTGACCATCTAAAGGATGATAAATAAAATGGAACTCTCTGAAAAAAAATCAAAGATTATTGTAAACCCTAAGAAATCTGATCTGATGAAAGAATCTATTCGCGAGATGCTTCGTCTTGAAGTTGAACACTTACAAGAACAAGCAAAGAAAAAACTTGATCCTGTAGGAAAAGAGGACAAAGACATCGACAACGACGGTGATCACGATAAGAGTGATAAGTATCTTCTTAATAAGAGAAAGAAGATTGCTAAAGCAATGGGTAAGGAGACTCATATCTGTGCAAAGATGGCAGAGCACGCTGATTATGGTCTTGTAACTACAATCCCAGAGCACCACACTCTAGTCGAGATGGAAGAACCAGATGATCAGGGTAACACTCACTACGTATCACACTATGACATCGTAGATAAGAATGGAAGAATCTATGAGAACGTAGCAGTAGAAGATTTAGAAGTATTAGTATCTGAAGCACACAATCACTAATGTGGGATACAGATTGCGATGAATATCTCTGTTGGAGGTGTAGACGCAAACGTATATATAGGGTAGGTACCTTATATTTTAATAAAATGATTGGTTCAGTTTCAAGTTTTCTCCTACCCTTTGCGAAGAGTATTATAGAGAAAGCAATCGCTAAAATCCCTGATGACGCAGAACTCGGTGAGAAACTCATCGATATTTGTTTACTCATCATAGGAAAAGCAGTCAAGATGACTAAAACAGAAGCAGATGATAAGTTGTTTGAGCAAGTCTCAGCAGCAATCAAAGCAAGATAGATTAAGGAGGGCACACCCCTCCTTTTTATTATAAATAAATAATAGGAAACAAAATGTTCTTGGAGAATAACTAATGGCGATCTATGGTAAGATTGACGCTGCTGCATTTACACAGAACATTAGCGTCACTAATGGCGACGCTACTGTAACAAAAAATGCTGCTGATAGCGTAGTCCCAGGTGACGTACTAGAAATTTCTAGCGTTGCATATATTGTTAAACAGGTAACTAGCACTACTGCTATAGAGTTACATAAAGCATATGCAGGATCAACTGCAACAGTTACTGCATCAAACGTAATTAAAAGAACCCCACCAAAAGCGGTTGCAGAGTTTGTAATCAAAGGTGGAGATAGTATCACTGACTATCAATTAGTCTTTGTAGATACAACAGAAGATGGAATTGCATCTAACAAGTCTCGTGGTATAGACGGACCTGGATGGTGGTTGTATAGAACATACAACACAGCAGCAGGAACTACACGTCACAAAGCAGAGAAACTTGCTGCACTAAGAGTGGCAGCAGGAACATCAGGTGACACAGCAGACGAGACAGTGGTAGCAGACGTACTTGAAACTATTACTATCGGTACACAACCTTCTAACCAGACCTCATCTAGTGGTGCTGCAACCTTCACAGTTGCTGCAACTGTTGATCAGTCAGGTACAATCACATATCAGTGGCAGAAGAGAACTGCTAGTGGTACTAGATTCTCTGATGTAAGTGGTGCTACAAGTGCATCTCTTGTACTGTCTGGACAACTTGCTGCTAATGATGGTGACTCATACAGAGTTAAAATCAACACTAGCAAAGGTGCTAAAGAGGTAGTAAGTTCTATTGCAACTCTATCATTTGGTAGTTAATTAAATTATTATTCGTTATGAATTTTTCAGTGTTAACGAACGACAACTATATGTTGTTCGCTATGAAGCATTATGACAATCCCCAGTCTGTAACTTATGATGATTTCCAAGAGGATATGATGAGGTTCAAGTATCTCAAACGTCTTTTTGGAAGATATGTTAAGTCTGGGGTATTGCGTAATCATTTGATCTTAAATCATTTGATTGTATTGTTTAATGTGTTTGGTGAAGCAGCAATACCTTTGTTGATTTTTAAAATCGAGATGGAGTATTGGTCTATTATGAAATCTTATCTATTATATTTGAATAGATTAGATCCGAATGGTGGCAATGGTATTCTTGATGAGATAATCATTGACGCTGAAGTTACATCACAGTTGAGTAAACTCTAATGCCCGCAAAATCTGTAGCACAACGTAAATTTATGGGAATGGTACGTGCCACCCAGAAAGGTGAGATGAAGAACCCGTCTCCAGAACTTAAGCGTGCTGCGGGTGATATGTCAGCAAAAGCAGTTAATAAGTATGCAAAAACAAAAGAGAAAAATTTACCAGATAAAATAGAAGAGTCAGTACAGAATAATAAAGTTGATCTAGTATTAAAGACAGGTGTTAATAACGTTCTCAAGCAAGACAACAAAGATTATGACAGAGGACTGCTTGCACAGGTCAACAAGGATGGCAGTTATGATGTAGCATATTGGTATGATAAGTATGAGAAGTATCCTGTTGAGGTTGTGATAGATGGGAAGACCTGTGCCAAGGATGCTAAAAATATTCACATCAAGTATCATCCTGAGTTAAAAAATAAAGATAAAGATCAAGCGAAAGAAGATATGAAAGAATATATGATTGGGTATGGTGCTGTTGTATCGTCAGCAAGACCTGGATCCACCAGTCATAGTGATGCAAAAGGAAAGTATGTTGCTAAGACAGCGAAGAAAAAGAAAACTGTCAAAGAAGAAGGTGCTCCCACTATGAGCACAGGTTCTACTGCACAGGCAGCAGGATTCTCTGGTGACTCTGATCCTAATGGTCCTACAGCAGGACTAGATGAACCTTTAGGTGGTGTTGGTAGACCACTAAAAGGTAGAAGATTTAAGTGTAAAACTAAAAAGAATGGAACTATAAAGTGTGGACCTTCTACTACTAAAGAAAGTTACACTAGAAATGAGGGAAGATACTTTCCTTTCAAAGTAGAGTTCACTGAGTTTGAGGGAGAAACAGATTTTGTATTCTATGGTCGTAGCGTCTCTGATGTGAGACTACGTTTGAGGTCTATATACAGACCAGAGAAGTTTGATAAGATCAAAATCACTCGCTTAACACCTTCTACTGTGTTAAAATATTACTGGGATAAACGTCAAGGTGCAATGTAATGTCTGACATTAATTCAGCGATAATAGAAAGACTAGAAAAAGTTGTAGATACCCTTCAAGAGAACTCTGTGAAGATGGGTCAACTGCTTGCGGTTCATAATGAGAAGTTAGATAAGCAAGACAAGATTGATCAAGTTTTATTTGAAAAGGTAGATAGGTTACACGCTGATGTGACCAGAGAAACAAATGCCATAAAGAAAGGATGTGAGAGAGATATAAGAAAGGTAGATGACAGACTTAGGTTGATGGAAAAGAAGATGTGGAGTATCTTTGGTGCTCTTAGTATCATCTCTTTCCTTGTAAGTCCAGTTGGACAGAGATTTATACAACCAATGTTGACAACTCAAACAAATACGAGTAATATAGAGATCATTCCATAAAAATCTTTTGTAATGAGTTATGTTGATGTCAAGTATGCACGTCTTGTAGGCGGTCGTCTTGACAACTTCAAGGAAAAGAAGACAAACCTATACAATTTTAGGTGCCCTTATTGCGGAGACTCACAGAAACATAAGTCTAAAGCAAGGGGGTATTTTTTCGTCAAGGGTTCTGACTTCATATTCAAGTGTCACAACTGTGGTGTTGGTAGAACTCTTGGAAATTTCTTGAAGGATCACGCACGAGACTTGTACGATCAGTTTGTCTTAGAAAGATACAAGATGGGATTGACAGGTAAAAGTACACGGGTTGCTGAACCAAAATTTACAAGTGTTCAAACCAAACCAGTCTTTAATACAGGTACTAAGATTCCAAAAATCTCCGACCTAAATAAAGAACACCCTGCGAGATCTTATCTTGAATCTAGAAATATTAATGGAGACAAACTTGATAGAATTTTCTATGCAGAGAACTTCAAAGCGTTTGTTAACAAACATAAACATACCTTTGATGATCTGCAAAAAGATAGTCCAAGGATTATAATACCACTCATAGACCAAAGTGGAAAATGGTTTGGAGTACAAGGAAGATCACTTCTACCTGACTCAAAACTAAGATACATTACTATTATTTTCGATGAAACAAAACAAAAAATCTTTGGTCTCGACACAATCGATAGCGATAAGACAGTCTACATTGTGGAAGGACCGTTTGATTCCCTCTTCTTGGAAAACTGCGTTGCTATGTGCGGGTCCGATCTTGATCCTAGGTCGTTTGGTTGGAGCGATTGTGTTTGGGTTTTTGATAATGAACCACGCAACAAACAAATCACCAACCGAATCTCAAATACAATCTCCAGAGGCGATAAGGTCGTTATCTGGAGTAAGGGATTAAAGGATAAGGATGTAAACGATATGATTCTATCTGGACACAACGTGCAAAGTATAGTAGAATCAAACACCTACTCAGGGTTAACAGCACAAGTTAAATTTCAAAACTGGAAAAAAGTATGAACGTTATTAAAAGGGATGGCACTGCCGAACCTCTCAACCTAGACAAAATACATCAAATGGTTGAGTTTGCCTGTGAAGACATAACAGGTGTATCATCATCACAAGTAGAAATGAATAGTGGTCTACAGTTCTTTGATGGTATCGAATCAGAACAGATTCAAAATATTCTTATTAAGTCTGCGAGTGATTTGATTAGTTTAGATTCACCTAACTATCAATTCGTAGCAGCAAGATTACTATTGTTTAGTGTTCGTAAACAAGTATTCCCTCAGTGGAATCAAACAGGATACCCAAAACTAAAAGATCACGTTAAGACTTGTGCGGAAGTAGGAGTATATGATGGTGGAATTCTTAAGAAATATGACGATCAAGAGTGGGAGGAACTAAATTCTTATGTCGATCATCAACGTTGCTATGGGTTTACTTATGCAGGGTTGAGACAGATCGTAGATAAGTATCTTGTACAAGATCGTAGCACTGGTAAGGTATATGAGACACCTCAGTATATGTACATAATGGTTGCAGCAACCTTGTTCCAAGATTATCCTAAAGAAAAAAGACTAGATTATGTCAAACGCTACTACACAGCAACCTCCAAAGGAAAAATCAACGTCCCGACCCCAGTACTCGCAGGTGTTAGAACACCTCTTCGGCAGTTTGCGTCTTGCGTTCTGGTTGATGTTGACGACACCTTGGATAGTATTTTTACTTCTGATATGGCCATTGGTCGTTATGTTGCACAGAGGGCAGGTATCGGTATCAACGCAGGTAGGATCCGTGGCATCAACAGTAAAATCAGAGGTGGAGAAGTTCAACACACAGGTGTTGTACCGTTCCTCAAAAAGTTTGAAAGCACTGTCAGATGTTGCACTCAGAATGGCATTAGAGGTGGATCGGCAACTGTCCACTTCCCCATCTGGCACCAAGAAATAGAAGATATTATTGTACTTAAGAACAATAAAGGTACAGAAGATAATAGAGTAAGGAAACTAGACTATAGTATTCAGTTTAGTGAACTATTTTATAGAAGGTTTATTGAGAACGGAGAGATCACACTCTTCTCACCACACGATGTTCCAGGATTGTATGATGCTTTTGGAACTCCTGAGTTTGATGAACTGTATGTAAAGTATGAGTTAGACGAATCAATACCTAAGAAGAAAGTAGGGGCACAAGATCTTATCTTAAACTTCTTGAAGGAAAGAGCAGAGACTGGTCGTTTGTATATTATGAACATAGACCATTGCAATAGTCACAGTTCATTCAAAGACAAGGTTAATATGAGTAACCTATGTCAAGAGATTACTC